TTTCTTCCGGCGTTTGGCCAAAATACTTGCTTTGTGGCCATTTTGGCGACTTCATCATTTTTTCAATAATAGCATCCGGATCAAAGTGGGCAAAATGAGAATGATTCCATGTTGTTACAGACATATAATCGCTATCACCATCTATGGTGTAAATATGTGGACCCTCATCAAAATGAATGTGAGAATCGCGTTCGTGAGGGTATTTATTCGCTAAATAAGTAGGAGGTTCCATTTGAGTTATTGAATACTATATTCTTTTTAAATTAGTATTCAATTTTTTATTATGGAAGATACATTATATAGCAAAGAGCGTGACACTTGGGATAATAGGGTTCATCGCCTCCAGTCTCCTGTGTAATCGATCCGGTCGTGTTTACACCGAATACTTGCAATTGGGTGTCGATTTTAAAATTACTTCCAGAGTCCGCAGAAAAATAAGTAGGTGAAATCTGATGACTATGTGATGGTAAGTTATTCACCCCAATGTATTCACTTCCTGAAGCGTCATTTATAGTGAATGTTGAATTATCTCCAACTCCAATAACAAATCTATCGACCAAATTCGGTGTTTGTACGTTGTTGTATGTGCCCCCATCGCAAAGATACCAATCCACGGGCAGCCAGTATGGTGCAACTCCTTCTGATGTTTGCGCTGCACTCCACATAATGATACTTCCAGGTGGAAACACACCTCCAGAAGTTGCACCTTGAGCACCTTGAGCACCTTGAGCGCCTTGAGCGCCTTGAGCGCCTTGTGCGCCTTGAGCGCCTTGTGCGCCTTGAGCGCTTAAATCAATTTCTATCCCGTTTTTATAATACTTTCCAGCATTAATATTTGTACTCTGAAAAAAATTACTCATTTTAATATAGTCAGAAAATTGAAATGATTTTTAGCCACAAAAAGAATGTAAACACAATCTACTAATAACTACTATAATCTAGATATGAGTATGAGAGGAGCAGGACCATGGTATGAAGTAGAATCGCCAAGCCCTAAATATGTCAGGGATGATCAATATCCTAAAATGATTAGGATTGGAAGTGTCTGGCGGGGCGTTGCGTTGTCCATATTCACCAATGTTCATCCTAAACTTCGACTTACCGAAGAAGAACATCTGACAGTTATTAAACAGTCACTATTGGAAGTTTTCCCGGACGACAGAAAAAACAGCTGGGGATCATTTCGGGGATATGCCACATTTGGCATCGGAAAGGATTTAACGAAGGAAATGCAAGAAAAATGCATTGAGAATATTCAAAAGGCTTTGAACGCCAAGAGAGAAGAATGGAGCAAAAAGATTGGACAAATGTTAAAACCTTACGTAAATCATTATGTTTGGAGCATCCCTAACGGCATGGTGTACAGAAAAGCACAAAGAGAATTCTCTGAAAATGCATCTAATCAGTAATCGATATTTGATCAACCTACAATATTGTAGGCATTTGTAGTATAAAATTTTATTTTTTTCTTAAAAATAAAAATCTTTAGGTAAATCATAATAATGTCTTATAGATTGGAAGTAGCGTTTAACTTGAAAAAAACAAGTGGCGCTTTGGAACTGAAGAGAGATTTAATAGAGATTGCTAAAAATGGTGGGTGCGAATTAAGCTATTCTGATTTTGAATTTGAAGGAAAAAATAGAAGAGTTATTCGAAATCATATTTTCATTATTTTCTTTTTTCCGGCAGATCCTAAATACATCATAAATTTTTTAACATTTTTAAGAAAAGATAGAAGAGTTTATGTTGAATCAATAGGATTTGACGATTTTATATTTAAATTGCTGTACGCTTCTAGAACGTATCTTAATAAGATGGATAAATATAAAGCGAAAGAATATTTATCCAATAGAAATAGGGTAGAGGATGAAGACTTTAAAAAAGTAATACTGGCTGTTTAATTTTTTTTGCCTTTATTTCTGTTTCTTTTTCTTTTTTTTCTTCTTTTTTTAGTTCCTCGATTTTGTTTTCTTTTTTTTTTAGTACCTCTTGAATTCCGCTTTTTAACTATATGACCGAGCCTTTGCTTTAAAGTTTTTTTTGAAGCAGGCATTGCCATAAGACTTATAAGTTGATTATTTGTTAATGTATGATATGATTTTTTTCCGTTATTGCTACACATTATATTTGCTTTTTTACCATCATATTTGATAGAAGTTTTTTTACTCTTTGTCTTTTTATTTCCACTTGTTTTTGAAATAGAGATTCCTTGGATTAATACTGTCATTCTTATATTAATTTTATATTTTTTTATATTAAATGAATAAAACGATAGATAAACTACCAGTCCCTATGATTAAAGAAGCAGTGCAAAAACCTAAGACAATTCACAGTGAAAAAAAAGATGGAAATATTAAATTTTTAGATGATATCATGGCTGATAAATTTTTAACTACATACTTTAAGAAAAAAATCAAACGATAATATAAATGAACACTTCTGATGTAAATTGGTTAGACCAGAAGGAAAAAGATAAAAAAATAAAGCAAGGTCCTTGTATATTTCCTTTTAAACATGAAGGCAAAATGCACAATGCGTGTATTAAGACTAGTAGAGGAAGTATATGTGCCACAAAAGTCACGCCTAAACGAAGAACCCTTAAAACATTTGGATACTGTCCAAAAACAAAAAAAAAGAAAACATTAAAAGTACCTAAAAAATTCAAGAAAGTAAAAGTAAAGGTAATGACCAAAAAAAATCGAAAAATTGAAGAAAAAAAAGTATTAGATGCTAATGTTAAACATACTAAACATACTACAACAACTATGAGTAAAGCACGAAAAGTAATCAAAGTCAAAGGTAAAAAAAAGAAGGTCGTCATGAAAACCAAAAAAGCATCGCTAAATGAACAATTCATAAATCTTTTGGAAGAGCTTGAAGATCTGATGAAAATGAAAGGCGAGGGATTCAGAGCGAGAGCCTATCATACCGCTGCTGAGACTATTATGGCATATCCCACGGAGATCAAGAATCCAGATGAGTTGAAGGGGCAACCAGGAATAGGCGATACCATACTAAAAAAATTTAAAGAATTCATGGAAACAGGAACTCTTAGAGCGATTGAGAAAGAAAAAATGTCTGAACATAAGGCAAGATACCTATTCGTAAAAGTCTATGGTATTGGGCCTAAGAAAGCTCTTCAACTCGCAGAGTTGGGGCTAACTTCTATTGCTCAGTTGAGAGAACGGCAAGATGAACTCCTAAATGCGGTTCAGAAAAAAGGCCTCCGTCATTATGAAGATATATTGAAGCGTATTCCACGAGCAGAAGTGGTTGAGTACGAAAAGGTCTTTAAAAAAGTCTTTGATAAAGTGAAACAAGATGGTGATGAATTTGAGATTCTTGGATCTTATAGAAGAGGTAATAAAACATCGGGAGATATTGATGTCGCAGTTACAAATAAACAAGGAGATGATGCAATCTTTAAAAAGTTTCTTGATGAATTGGAAAAAGAGGGAGTTTTAGTGGAAAGTCTCTCCAAAGGCAAGACAAAAAGCTTGACTGTGGGTAAATTACCCGGGTCAACTACTGCCAGAAGATTGGATTTCATGTATTCTAAACCCGAAGAGTACTCATTTGCAGTGCTATACTTTACTGGAAGCAAGGCATTTAATGTGGTTCAGCGTCAAAGAGCTGTCGATCTTGGCTATACGATGAATGAGCACGGTTTATTTAAACTGACCGGTCCAAAGAAAAATAAGAAGGGCGAGCGAGTAAAAGGAGATTTCCCAACTGAAAAATCCATCTTTGATTTCCTCGGGTTAGAATACAAAAAACCTACTGAAAGAAAGAGTGGGAAGGCAGTGATACTTAAAACTGGCGAACAAGTGAAAACACCAGTCGATGAAATGAATACGCCCTCACCCATTGTTATGTCTCCGACAAAAAACATTAAAAAAAGCACTAAAAAAAAGTCGCTCAAGAAAGCCAAGGTGGTGAAAAAGAAAAAAGGGACAATAAAAATTAAAGCAAATAGAAAAGTAAAAAAAAAAGACACTGATAGTAAACTGCGCACTAACTGGGAATTGTTAACCAATGAGGGAATTTCCGTGGTAAAACAGTTTTCAGAAGAGACGATATGTGAGATGGTACGTGTAGCATCTGCCGCATACTACAATAAACAACCATTTGTTGCAGATAATGTATTTGATATTCTGAAAGAGTACGGACAGCGTACTTATCCCAATAATCCTTGCTTTGATGAGGTAGGTGCCCCAACAGATAAAGCCAAGGTAAAGTTGCCATTTGAAATGCATTCCATGGATAAAATTAAACCCGATACAAATGCCTTGCCAAAATACAAAGCAAAATATCCTGGTCCAAAGGTAATATCAGGAAAACTTGATGGTATCTCGGTATTGTACTCAGGAGGAAAACTTTATACTCGCGGTAGATCTACACACGGAATGGATATATCCTATATGGTTCCATATTTGGATTTACCAAAACGTAAAGATGTAACATTAAGAGGAGAATTATTGATTAAAGAAAAATTATTTGAAAAAAAATACAGCGCTGAGTATAAAAACTCACGCAATATGGTAGCAGGATTAGTGAATGCCAAAAAAAGAGATACTAGTAAATGGACAGATCTAGATTTTGTAGGATATGAGGTTATCGAACCTGCTATGAAACCTAGTGAACAATTGGCGTGGCTTCAAAAAAATGGTGTAGTTACAGTATTGCACGAAGTTACGGATGACATCTCAAATGAGATGTTGTCAGACCTGTTAGTGGAGTGGCGCAGTAATTATGAGTACATGATTGATGGAATCATTGTAAACGACGATAAACAACATCCACGTCGCAATAAAAATCCAGATTACGCATTTGCTTTCAAGATGGTTTTGAGCGATCAGATCGCTGAAGTAAAAGTGGTTGATGTGATATGGACAGCCAGTAAAGACGCTTATCTGAATCCAGTTGTTCAAGTTGAGCCTGTAAATATTAGAGGAGCAACAATCGAATTTGTAACTGCTCATAATGCAAAATATGTAGAGGATAATAATATCGGGGTAGGATCAGTTATTCAACTGATTCGGTCTGGAGATGTTATACCCAAAATTCAAGCGGTAATTCAACCAGCTGAAAGCCCCAAAATGCCGTCGGTACCTTGGGTATGGAATGAGAGTCACGTAGATGCAATGCTTAAAAATACTGAAAACAATCCAATGGTATTACAGAAGAACGTTGAATTCTTCTTCAAAAAACTCGATATTAAAGGCGTTGGTCCTGGCAATGTTAAAAGATTGATAAAGGCTGGATTTAATACCGTACCTAAGATTCTTCTTATGACAAAGGAAGAGCTTTTAACTGTTGAGGGTTTCAAAGAAAAAACGGTAGTGAAAATTAAGGGAAACATGGATGAGGCAATTCGCAATGCTTCCTTGGTTATGATTGCTAGTGCGTCTAATGTATTTGGTAGAGGATTGGGCTCCTCTATATTGAGAAATATTATCCATGAATATCCAAATATCTTTGAATCCAGCGAACAACCTGATACCAAGATTGATCAAGTGGCAGCGGTTGAAAATGTTGGCAAAAAGCGAGCAAAACTTTTCGTAAAAAATCTACCCAATTTCATATCTTTCCTTACTGATGCGGGTCTAACAAACAAATTAAATGAACAAGTGGGTCAAAATATTGACAAATCGCATCCACTTTATGGAAAACGTATTGTAATGACAGGTTTCAGAGACAAGCCTCTGAAAAAAACACTTGTTGATTTAGGAGCTAAAATCAGTACTTCAGTTAGCAAAAGCACCTTTGTAGTACTTGTTAAAGATTTAGAAGAAGATACATCAAAAGCGGAAGAAGCGCGAGAAGAAGGAGTATCTGTGGAGCTGGTAGATACGTTTAGAAAAAAATACAAATTATAAAATAAGAAATATATAAAAATCTAACTATTTTTATATATGGCCAAAACACGTAAACATAAAAGATCAAATAAAAAATCTAAACACGGAGGAAAACGAAAAAAACAAAGAAAAAAGAAGAGAACCATGCGTAAAACTTACAGCATTCGTAGAAAAAAAGCATTTGGGCGAAAGAAATCCAAGACACCTACCTCTCTTTCTATTTTCCCAGACAAAAGTCCACAGTTGCAAGATAAAGGAGTTCCTACAAAATTAAACTCATTTACCAGCAAGAATGTAGCAATTCGCGATTCTAAAGGTAGAGAATTCAATGCTATCATAAATGATAGACTTGCCTATAGAAGAGCACCAAGAGGACAAAATGTAGAGGATTTCTCTGAAATTTTATACGGTCCTTCTGTAGTGCAATTAAGCAAAGCAAATTACAAAAAAATGAAAAAGGGCGATTCACTTTATTTTGATAGAGGATCTGTGGCTCTTCGTGGTCCATTTAAATTTATAAATGTTACTCGTGGGCCAGAAATTTTATTGGAAGTCGCTGATACCGCATATAATAAAAAGTATTTATTTAGTATTTCTGTAAATCGATTAAGTAAAGAAAAACTTTATTTGATTACTAATAAGTCGGGTAAAAGTAAAAGGCATTCTAAAAAGCGCAAACGTAGATCTAGAAAGTAAATTCATATTGGACAATATTTCTTAGATTGAACTTCAAATGATTATATAATTTGAAGCTAATCTTCTTGGTCGATACTATTCTTGATAAAGATCCTCCCATTACCTTTGTAATATTTTTGTAATAACTCTCATCAATATCATTAAAATCCATGCGTTTTTGCTTTTTATCACTCCATTTAACAAATAAAGTATGTATTTTCTTATGAAATTTATCTATTAGTGCACTCATTTTATCAGCATCTAGCATTTCCCAGGTTTTACCGGTATATACAAACAATATATTCAGTTTTTGCTCAAAGGCTCTAATAGGTAATAGCGATTCTTTTGCAAGATCAAGATGTTTTTGCATTATATAATACATGCCATTCACAAAATCATGGTCAAATATTAGTTGAAGATCTTTTTGATTTAGCATTATTTGTTGTTCCCATTCTTCATAAGTAAAATCAGGTTTACAGTTTGTATTTAACCAGTCAATTACTGGTATCTTTTTCCTCTGTCTTTTTATCCATCTTTCTTGTGTTTCTACCTTTGTTTTCAGAGTATCGATTTGTACTAGAGCCGTCTGAAGAGCTAACCACATCTCTTGTTGAGAAGGCAAATTAGATAAATGTGAAATATCTTGATTACTTTTTTTACTTAAACGTAAAAGCTCACAAGAAGCTCGATGAATATGAAAGGGTTTAAGTCTTTTATATTGTTTGCCACAAGAACATTCATACATTTGGAAGTTACAAATTATATTATACTTTGTCTTTTTATCAATTTTTTATAAGAGTAATGTATATATGTCAAATCATAATGGAAATAATTGTACAACGTGTGTAGCTTGTTTTAATAATTGTTCTTCATGTCCAAAAAATATTTGTCAAGTAGATCAAATGAATTTAAACAATATGGCACGTGTAAATAAGCAGGTTAGAATGGATTCTTCAAGATATATGATGATGAGACGTTCTGGAACGGTTAGTAAACAGGTGGGTCAAAGTGCACAAAAAAGAAATTTAGGCCAGGCAGGAGGACCGGGAGATGCCGTGCACGCAATTCAAAAAAATTGTAGGGGAAGTTCAAAATATCCTAATGAATGGAAAAAGGTTACTTATAGAGTACCTACTGTAAAAGCGCGAACCGCCTATAGGGGTCAATCTGGTGTTGATAAAAAACATGGATCTTATGCTAGATTCTTAGCACGGAGAGTAGGTGGGGTCTTAAGAAAAGAAAAGATGCCTGGTATCATAGCAAAGACAGCCATTATCAAGCAACCAAGAAATAGAACCGGTACAAATTCTGGCGCTCGAGCAGAATCTAGAATTTCAACTAAAGTTAATTATTGTTTATCTGATAACGCTAGAGGTCCACAAGGATTTAGATTGCTACCACGTAATGCTCCATCTTTTTCTGCTTACTCTGGCTTCCGTGATAAAGTAACTACTTATAACAAAACAAGAAACCCTTATGACCCTAGAAGAGAAATCTGTCCCACTTCTGAAATCGGAATTTCAACCTGTTTCAGCACAAAATGTTGTGATAATAGAATTGGTATAGATTATACAAAAGTAATGGTGCCCCAGTTACAACCAAACACCGGTGCGAATTTAACATTTATTGGATATAACGCAGTATATCCAACCGGAAGTATATCAAATAATTCTTTGGGTAATGGACTTAATATTTTATGGCTAGGATGGCAGACAGGAAAT